GTGCCTGCTATTGCCGCAGTGGTTTATTGGGTGGTTAACCTCATTAAATATGCGGTGGGAGAGAAAGAAACCTTCAAGCGTTTTATTCCTCTTATCGCAACGGCGCTCGGCATTGTTTGCGGTGTTATTTGCTTTTACGCAGTTCCGTCTGTAATCCCCGCAGATAACCTTATTGTGGCTATCGTAATCGGTGGCGCAAGCGGTCTTTCGGCAACGGGCGCAAATCAGATTATTAAGCAACTCAAAAAGTAAAAAAGAATGCTACAGATATGGTTTTTACGCCTTATCTGTAGCACCTTTTTAATTAGTCATCTGGTTGGCAAGACTCATAGGTATACTCGGTTTTCGACAAAATGTGCTTTGCAATATATCTGCTATTGTTGGGATTACACTGATTAGAGTGATTGTTGTGATTAGCCCAATAAGCACGATTGTTAGGGTTATGCTGATTAGCATAATTATCGAGTTGTTGCTTGCTATGCGTATGACCTGAAACGCCACCTTTTTTAGCCATATGGTTCACCTCCTCCGAACCTAAAATAAAAATTCCCATACATCCCGCGGTGGGTGTATCGGAATAACAGGTTCGAGGTTATCACTTTACACACATCACGAAAAAAGATAAGATTTCACTTATCGTTTTAAGTATGGTGTAAAGCGCTGAAACAGTAGCGGACTCACCGAGGAGCCTATCATATACGTTCTCATCAACTCAACGAGGATGGGTGGTTGATAATAGTTTCAGGGGTTTACGTAAATAATAAACACAATTTCAAGAATATTGAGTTCCGTAGGCGCATCCTCGTATTGCGCTTGAAAGAAGGCAACATTCCTTGAAGAAAAGGTGTTCTACGCATAATATTATACCAGACGATAACGAAAAAGTCAATACAGAACGAAGCCTATCTTGGAGTTTTTCCGAGGTAGGCTTTATTTTTTTTGCGTTAAACCTTCACTTTTTCGCTCTGCCGTGGCTTTTAGGTGGAGGTGGTATAGATGACCAATACAGAAAAAGAACGAATTATATCCCTTAAAAATCAAGGGATGAGCGTAAGTAAAATAGCGGAAACGATAGGTATTCCCGCAGGAACGATAAAAACATTTTTACGCAGAACGGAAATTAAGCGTAAGGAAAGCACAGAGGGCGTGTGTCTTGAGTGTGGCGCAGAGCTACCCACTGTACCGCATATGAAGCCGAGACGTTTTTGCTCCGGGACTTGCCGTCAAAAGTGGTGGAATGCACACCTGCATTTGGTAAAGCGTAAAGCCTTTTATGATTTTATTTGCCCGTGGTGCGGAAAGAAATTCACGGCTTACGGCAATGACCACAGGATTTATTGTTCCCGTGATTGCTATGCGGAGGCAAGGAGGAAGAATGGAAAATTACCAGAACATTTTAATGTATAAGCTCGCTATGAATATGGCGGACGATATGCTAAAACGAGGAATTATCACCCCCGAAGAACACGGTCTTATTGAACAAAAAATGTGCGAAAAATTCTCTATAAATAGTTCCTCGATTTATCGAAATATGACTTGATATATAACTCTTTTAGAGGTAATATACACATACCTAAAAAGGAGGTAAATATGCGAGAAATTAAGGACGTTACGCCCGTAAGGGCAACCGAAATTAAACGCCTTCGAGTATGCGCCTACGCACGTGTTTCAAGTGGTAAGGATGCAATGCTGCACTCACTTTCAGCACAGGTCAGTTATTATCAAAAAATGATAGCCTCCCACGTGGATTGGAAGTTTTGCGGCATATACGCAGACGAGGCTTTTACAGGAACGAAGGAAAACCGAGCGCAGTTTCAAGCTATGCTTGGAGAATGCCGAAAAGGCAACATCGATTTGATTGTTACAAAGTCAATCAGCCGTTTTGCCCGTAACACGATTACGCTTTTGCAAACCGTGCGTGAGTTCAAGGCGCTTGGCGTGGATATTTTCTTTGAAGAACAGAACATCCACACTCTTTCCGCAGACGGAGAGCTTATGCTTACAATCCTTGCATCCTACGCACAGGAAGAGAGCCTTTCCGCAAGTGAGAATGCAAAGTGGCGTATTCGCAAAGGCTTTGAGGCGGGAGAGCTTATGAACTTCCGATACCTTTTCGGTTATATCATCGTTAAAGGCAAAGTCAGTGTTCACGAAGCCAACGCAAAAATAGTGCGTGAGGTGTTTTCAAGGTTTGTAAACGGCTCAACTTTGGCGGAAATAGCGCATTGGCTTAACGAAAGCGGAGTGCCGCCGATTGAAAGCGGAGAGTGGACGAGTAAGAAACTCCGTGCAATGCTCCGCAACGAAAAATACACGGGCAACGCACTATTGCAAAAAACATTCAGCAATAACCACCTCGAAAAGAAAAAGAAAATCAACCGAGGGGAGCTGCCGATGTACTACGTCGAGGACACGCACCCTGCAATCGTGGATTTGGCTACCTTTCAGATAGCAAATCAAAAGCTCGATGCAGCTACGGAGTATTACACATCTACCACAGAGGTAAGTGAATCACCCTTTTCAAAAAAGATGGTTTGCGGTTACTGCGGTGGATACGTTAAAAGAGCTAAAAACAACGCCCGCACCATTTGGCATTGCCACCATTACCTTGAACGGGGCCTTGCCGGGTGCGAAAAGGCAAAGCAAATCCGCAACGATACGCTTGAGGCACTTTGTTGTGAGATTTTCGGTTGGGACAGTTTCAACGCCGATTTTATCGATAAAAATGTGGCGCAAATCACTGTTTTTGATAGAAAATTGGTGTTTTTAATGACGGACGGTAAAACGATTGAAAAGAAATGGCAGTACAAATCACGCTCGGCATCGTGGACTCCCGAAATGCGGGAGATTGCAAGACAGAGGGCATTAAGACAAAACGGAGGTTAAAATGGCAAAGGTTACAGTTATTCCCGCTACAAGAGATTTTCACACAGGCGTTTCAAAGACAAGTAGGCGCAAACGCAGAGTGGCGGCTTACGCACGTGTTTCTACCAATAGCGAAGAGCAAGTTACCTCTTATGAGGCACAGGTGGATTATTACACGAAATACATTCAAAGCCGACCCGATTGGGAGTTTGTTAAGGTTTATACCGATGAAGGTATAACGGGAACGAACACCAAGCACAGAGACGGCTTTAACGAGATGATTGAGGATGCCCTCGCAGGCAAGATTGACCTTATCATTACAAAGTCGGTCAGCCGATTCGCCCGCAACACTGTTGATAGCCTTATCACAGTGCGAAAGCTCAAGGAAAAAGGCATCGAGGTCTACTTTGAAAAGGAAAATATCTATACCCTCGATAGCAAGGGCGAGTTGCTTATCACGATTATGAGTTCCTTGGCACAGGAAGAGAGCCGTAGCATTTCGGAAAACATCACGTGGGGTAAGCGTAAATTTTTCGCAGACGGCAAAGTGTACCTGCCTTATAAATCCTTCCTTGGCTACGAAAAGGGCGAGGATGGTCTTCCAAAGATAGTCCCCGAAGAGGCTAACATTATCCGCCTTATTTACTCAATGTTCCTTGACGGCAAAACGCCGTATGCGATAGCAAGCATTCTTACCGAAAGCGGTATTCCAACGCCGAGGCAAAAGGCGGTGTGGAAAGCAAGCACCATCGAGAGCATTCTTACAAACGAAAAGTACAAAGGCGCAGCCCTTTTGCAGAAAACCTTTACGGTGGATTTCCTTACGAAAAAGATGAAAGCCAATGAGGGCGAAGTGCCTCAATACTATATCGAGAATAGCCACGAACCGATTATTTTGCCAAGAGAGTTCGAGGTAGTACAAGCGGAAATGGCAAGGCGCAAAGGGGTCAAAGGCAATTATAGCGGAAACACCATTTTTGCCTCCCGTATTATTTGTGGGGATTGCGGTGAGTTTTTTGGCTCAAAGGTATGGCACTCTACGGATAAATACCGCAAGGTCATATACAGGTGCAATCATAAATACGCAGATAAAACCCGCCGATGCGAAACGCCCCACCTTACAGAGCAAGAAATCAAAGATGCTTTTATTGCGGTATTTAATACGCTTATGGCGGATAAGGATGCGGTACTTGATGCCTGCCGTGTGATGCAGGACACGCTGACGGATACCACCGAGATTGATTTCAAGATTGCAAGGGTGCAAGAATCCCAAGAAGATGCGGTAATTCTTCTGAAAAAGCACGTCGAGGACAATATGCGAGTTTCCCAAGACCAAGAGGCTTTTTGGAAACGCTACGATGAATACGAAAAACGTGCAAATGACCTCGCCGCCGAGCTTGACGAACTGAAGGTTATCCGCATACAACGCTTGCAAGAGGCAGAAATCATAGGCGCATTTATGTTTGAAATTCACGAGCGAGAGGGTGTGATTGAGGTCTTTGATGAGAGGCTTTGGAGCGTTTGTGTGGAAAGCGTAACTGTATATAAAACGGGCGAGATGGTGTTCCGTTTCAAGAACGGAATGGAGATAAAACACCACAAAAAGTAAATATTTATAGTCAAAAATGCTCCTACGATGTTTTTTCGCAGGAGCATATTGTTATTTGTCATCATCTGTGGGAAGGTCGAAAGTTATCGGCTCTTCGTAGTCATCATCGGTGCCTTCTTTTTCATAGAGCTTGCCGATGCGTAAACGATGCACATTATTTTTCTTTTTGCCGTTGTACTCGATAACCATAGCCTCTGCATATCCCATCATACCGGGACGGCGTTCTTTTGCGGTTCTTGCAAGGGTTTTGAGGGAAACAGCACCGAGCTTTTCTTTGAATATTTCATCATCAAGCACATTTTTATATACCACTACAAGTTTTGCCACCGCTTTCATAATGCTACCAGAGAAGGAGTTGCAATCACCCTCCCAAGCACCAATGATAAGGCGCAAAA